ATGAAGCTCACAGCCAGACAGGTCGAGACCGCAAAGCCAAAAGAAAAAACCTACAAAATGGCCGACGGCGGCGGTTTGTATCTCGAGATTTCGCCTAAGGGGTCAAAATACTGGCGCATGAAATACAGACGCCCCTCAGACAAAAAAGAGGATCGCCTCGCTTTTGGTGTTTGGCCTACTGTGACGCTTGCTCAGGCAAGAGCAAAGCGCGATGAAGCTAAAAAACTGCTAGTGCAGGGCATTGACCCAAAAGCCGAACAGAAAGAAGCTCAGGCCGAGAATTCGGGGGCATATACATTCGAAACCATTGCTCGTGAATGGCACGCCAGTAACAAACGCTGGAGTGAAGACCATCGCTCGCGCGTTCTTCGCTATCTTGAGCTTTATATCTTCCCTCACATTGGTTCGTCCGACATTCGTCAGCTCAAGACTAGCCACCTGTTAGCCCCGATTAAAAAAGTTGATGCAAGTGGTAAGCATGACGTCGCGCAGCGACTTCAGCAGCGTGTCACGGCTATCATGCGTTATGCAGTACAGAACGATTACATCGACTCAAATCCAGCCAGTGATATGGCTGGTGCTCTATCGACAACCAAAGCGCGACATTACCCAGCTTTACCCTCTAGCCGGTTCCCTGAGTTTCTTGCACGTCTTGCTGCATATCGTGGCCGTGTAATGACACGGATCGCGGTTGAGCTTTCCTTACTAACTTTTGTGCGTTCCAGTGAGTTGCGTTTTGCGCGTTGGGATGAATTCGACTTCGATAAATCTCTATGGCGCATACCTGCAAAACGAAAAGAAATTAAGGGAGTGCGTTATTCGTATCGTGGTATGAAGATGAAAGAGGAGCATATCGTTCCGCTGAGTCGTCAGGCGATGAATTTGTTAGACCAGTTAAAGCAGATTAGTGGTGATAAAGAGGTGCTTTTCCCGGGGGATCATGACGCCACTAAGGTTATGAGTGAAAACACAGTGAATAGCGCATTGCGTGCGATGGGATATGACACAAAAACCGAAGTCTGCGGGCATGGGTTTAGGACGATGGCACGTGGTGCGTTGGGTGAGTCAGGATTATGGAGTGATGATGCTATAGAACGCCAACTGAGCCATTCAGAGCGCAATAATGTTCGTGCAGCTTATATTCATACTTCTGAACATCTAGATGAGCGGCGTCTTATGGTTCAATGGTGGGCGGATTATTTAGATATAAGTAAGCATTCTCAAGTCACTCCATATGAGTTTGCAAATATGCTTAAAGTTAAAAAGTAAGAAATACCGGTCAAAAGCTAACTTATTTTTTCTGCATTTGACCGAGTGTAATTACAGTTATTAATATGATGTGAATAATATTAAGGATGAGAATGTATAAACCACATTTCAAAATTGTCAATGCAACATTAAATGGCATTATGATAGCCACCATGCATAATAAAAATGTGACCAATAAAAAAACAATGCTCTGCCCATATAGATGGTAGAAGATATTTATATATCCTTGCTGTCGCCACTTTAGAAAAGAAGTTTTATCAGACACTGATATGATATAAGCACCAATTGCAGCAATGAATCCTGTCATTGTGAAACTAAAAGTACCTAATAGTGTAGCGATGCCAATTATACCTTCAGGTTCTATCTCTATGTATTGGTTTTCACAAAACACCGCAATGAGAGTAAAAATAACAGCAGTAAGAATGCTTACACCCCATGTGGCTATATTAATTTTTACTATTGCTTGGTTAGTAAGCATTGTCATCCTCAACTTTTTGCTTTGTGGTAACTTTCTGTTTTTAGATCATTCCACACTGGATCAATAATACCTGAATGTATGCGTCCAGTAAAATTTTGTGCGTATGTACTCAATTCACTTATCACAACTTGGTTTTTGTATCTTTTTTCAAGTATTTGATCTTCAATCTTTACTTTGAGATGAGGGTTTATTATATCAAAAATATTCTGATTCTTATCTAAAATAAACTCTTTTACATTTGATTGAAATTCATCTGCCTTGGCTCTGAAATAAATTTCTGCATACTCTTTATCTTCAGATGAAGATAAACTTGAGAGTAATGGTTGTATATAATCTTTCACATTCTCTTTTCTATTTTTTCTTTTTACGATAATTTGCACTTCCATATTGTCTGATGGGGCCTTGCCAAACAATCCATTTATTACATCCCCAACAGAATCATTATTTAACTTCACTCGTGCTTCAGTGATGAGTTTGAATTTTGTAGCCGATGTAGATTTGATTTCTATTTTTAATGTGCAAAGCTCGAAGGTATAAATATGTGATTGAAAATCTTGATTAATTATTTCGTTAATGAAGAATTGCAAATCATCAATGTCAGCATTACCTTTACCCTCGGTTACTCCGATTATTGAATGTTTAGGGTCAATAAAAAAGTAAGTAACTTTCTCTAGACTATCTTTACCAAGTACAGAAGCCAAATCATTTACTACACCAGTTGCTCTATCTACAGCTTTAAATGCTGTAGTAATTGCTGGCGTGGTCAAATAGTATATGCCATCAAATGAGGTGGGCATGGCTAGGTACAGTCTTTTTAACCCTTTGTTTTTCTCAAAAAGAGATTTTTTTCTATGCAAACAAAAATTTTTGATAATATCTGAAATGTTATCAAAATAAACTTTTTGATTTCTATTGTCGGTTATTGTGTAAGTAAAATAATTTAACTTCATGTTCTCTTTCGCCTAAAGTGCTTATTTTTATATCATTGATCAGAAATATACTTTTAACAAGTATGCCTACTCATTTTTTTGGGTAGGTTCAATATATTATGTGTTGGTATTGTTCACCTGCATGCCTCGTAAGAGCATCAAACCTACTCTATGCATTTGCCACTGATCCATAATCGTTTATCTGCATACATCTATGATGTACTCAGGGTTCGAAAATAAATGTGCATCATTGCTATTGGCGCGCAGTGCTTTCCCCGCCTCGCCCGCCCGCTTTGCGGGGCGGTTTTAATGCAGTTGCACTGACACGCTCAGACCGCGCCGGGAATGGCGCGGTTTGCAGAAAATGAGGCAGGAAAACGCATGCAAAGCCATGCACCTTATCGATGCATGGCTTTTTTCAGTAAAAACGGGCGGATTTTCGGGGAATTTTACACTGACTGACGTGATGCCAGTTGCGCACTTTTACGCGAAAAAATCATGTTCTGCGCAGGGGTGAATTTTTCACGGCTGTCATCCACCGAAGCCACGTCAGGCCTGAATCCGATGGTCGTTAAAATGTCGCTATCCTGTGCGGAATAATTAATTTTTTCACCCTTCGCAAGCCAGGACAGAAGGGCTTCACGCAGGGCATCTGTGGCACGCTGTATGGCACAGTTTCGGGCAATGGCCGTCAGCTCACTGTAGCCCATCAGCTCCGGTGCCAGTGCGGCCGCCAGTACTGTGCCGTGCTGCTGCATAAAATCATTCAGCCGGTCGCGGATGCTGATGTGCTGAACGGCTTCATGCGAACGAATATAACGACCGGCGGCCTGATTCACCTGCCATTTTCTGACTTCGATAATATTGCGTAATTCGTCCAGGCGGCTGACATTTCTGCCTTCTCCTGACAGAAGCCGCAGATATTCCTGTTCGGCCGCTGCCAGCTCATTTTTGCGTTGCAGCCATGCTGCTTTGTTATTCTGACAGGTGTCAAAGGCCTGCTGTAAGGCTGTGCTTTCCATCGTTATCTCTTTCTCATCATGCTGAAGAATAAAAATACGGTGTGCGGCGACGGCCGGTGTTAACCGGCAGCCCTCATTCCAGACGCAGCGAATATGATTGTGTTTTTAAGCGTACTGGCGGCAGTTCCTGTTTTTCATGCAGGCGTTCTGCCAGTTCGTCCGGCGTGACCGGGCGGACAATGAAACGGTTGATGGTCTGAAGCGTTTTAAACACCAGACCACAGCCCGGATCCGTGCACACATAAAAACGCTCGGTGACTTCCTGAGACAGACGCCGCGATGTTCTTGACAGTGCAAGGCCTTTACATCTCCGACAACAATATCCGGTAACAAGCATTCTTTTCGGGCGTTTCATGCTACCGGAGGCTGACGTCAGTGAATCGCGGTATCTCTGTTTGCCTGAAATGTATTCCATTCCTGAATCTTTACAGTCAGAGAAAAAGCTTTCACTCGCTTCAAATGTCGCAGAGCAATAAATATTCCGGCACTGTGCAATCATTATCTTGGTGCCATCGTCCATGAAATGTGCGCGACGGGTGTGAGCAACATGTCCACACGACGGGCAGTAAATCATGACAGCAGTCCTCTGGCCTTAAGCACTGCTCCCTGCTGGTCTATTTTGTCCTGCCACACCTTGCGCTGTGCCGGTGTGCCTGCCACCTCATAATCCATGTGTGGGAGTGTTGCCGCTGACAGTCCGGTCAGCCGGAGAACCGGCTCGCCGGTGAGGCTGATTTGCATCTGTTTTATTTTCTGTTCCAGCGATGATTTCACCTGCTGCATGACAGCTTTATCGGGTGCGACGTAGCCCTGATGCCCGGTGGTGTTGGCGAGCGGATTTTCCTGTACCAGAATGCTCAGATGCATTGCCCGGACAAGCGCCTCACAGGTTTCATTCAGGGCGTGTTCCAGCTCATGCTCTGCATACAGACTCAGCAGGTGATGATGTGCCTTCCGGTAGGCGGTGGCCGTGCTGTCACACGCCCCTTTCAGGCGTTCACGTTCGAAATTCAGCACCACGGCCAGATTGTCATATTCCTGTACCAGCTCCCGGCGTGCCACGCGCTCAATGTGGCGCTGTTTCAGCTCGTCGCTCAGGACACCACCGGCTGCACGAAAGGCCGTGCGCCAGTCGTCAGCGTCGTTTCCGTCGGCCTGCGCCAGCGCATTTTTTTCCTGCTCTGCCCGTTCAATGGCCGTGACGGTCTCATCCATCAGGCGGGCGTTCTCAAGGTGGGCGGCTCTGGCCTTTTCCAGTTGTGCCAGCGCGGGTTGCAGATATTCAGGGATGGTGTTGTCAGACATTTTCCGGCTCCTCGTCACTTCAGGTTGAGAAAATTGTGACGTACACCGGACAACAACACGACGCATTGCAGATGTGCCAGCCCTGACACAGGAGACTCATCCTCAGACCGGCAAGCCAGGAAAAGGTCGCAGGAAAAACCGGCTTACTGTTTGTTTTTTTATATTTTACTGTTCACCTCTGTTCACCTTAAGAAAAAAGATAAGTAATACAGTAAGTTAAAGGGTGAACAATCGCAGTAATGACTGTTCACCGTCTGTTCACCACTGTTCACCCGTTGATGGGCTTTTTATGCTGTTTATTACTGTTTATTTTTATTAATTCACTGAAATAAATAAGAAAAAACAATTTGCATTTCACTATGAAAAATTCCAGGTCCTTCAGAACCCTTTGAGACCCTTCCAGTCCGGATGGATAAAAAACACACAGCCATTGTAAGGCTGCCGGAACAAATTCCCCCTGTTGCGTCTGCTGAAAATATTCACAAAATAAAGCGCTACCCGAAGCCGGACGGACTTATCCGGTGCTGTATGGACATTAACGAGGTAGCCCGATGCAAGCTGTTTTTTCTTCCCCGTCTCCCGCCCCTGTGACGCCACTGATGCCGCTGCCGGACATCACGCAGGAGCGTTTTTTACGTCTGCCGGAAGTGATGCACCTGTGCGGCCTGTCACGCTCGACCATCTATGAACTCATCCGTAAGGGGGAATTTCCGCCACAGGTGAGTCTTGGCGGTAAAAATGTGGCCTGGCTGCACTCTGAAGTCACCGCATGGATGGCCGGGCGCATTGCCGGACGCAAACGGGGGTACGACGCATGATGATGCCCGCTCTGCAAAAACTCCCTTTTTCTGGCTTGCCTTTTTCCGGCATTTGCGGATATAGTTTTTCCGCTGTCGCAAAATCGGCAGCCGGGCGTGGAAACCCGTGTAACTCGAAGGCGACATATGACGCGCCATGCGTCTTTTTTTGTGTCGCAATCAACGCCACAGAGCGCCAGATTATGGTGTGGTGTGTGGTCAGTCGTGCAGATGGCATTCCGTGCATCCTGCCCGCGTCCGCTCATTATGCCGCAGAGTCAATGGTAGCTCAGGCGGGGCAGCCTCCGGGCTGGCCGGTATTCTTCGAGGCCGGTATTTCCACCCCCGTCTGGGCTATCGCCATTGAGCGTGGAAACTCCGGCGATAGCAGTTATTTGCTACTCGAAGGAGGCTGCCTTATGGCTACAACCCTTACCCCCTCACACCCTGAATTTGTCTTTGTGTTTGCGGCTGTCCGTCGTGCAGACCGTCATCCCCGTATCTGTATGCTTCGCACCGTCGCCGGTGATGAACGCAGTGCCCGCCGTTCCCTTGTCCGAGACTATGTGCTCTCCCTTGCTGCCCGTCTGCCGGTGGTGGAGGTGTCCCGTGCGTAATAAAAAAGCCCCTCAGACCGTCTCAGCACGTCATGACGCCCGTGAACACCTCAGCATTGAGGCTTACCATAAGCTCAACCGCGCCAGCGCCGTATCCCGGTTTGTTGGGGGTGATTTGATTCACCGTGAACTCTCCGGCCTGCATCAGCTCTACATTCCGCATATTTTCAGCTACCTGAATGAAGATATTGATTTTGTGCTGAATGAGCTGAAAGCCAAAGGCCTGTGCCGCGATTTTCTCGCCCAGCAGAAAGACCGGGGAGACAGGACGCATGTTTGATTTTCCCCAGCCCGGTGAGATTTACCGTTCTGCCGGTTTTCCCGATGTGGCCGTGGTCGGCATTCTGGAAGACGGTATTCCGTGGGAAATGCCGTACCGCTGCCCGGACATTGTCTGGAACCCGTACCGCCGTAAATTCAGTATCCTTGTGCGTATCCTCGCTGACGGACGCACCACAGACATCCCGCTGGGGCGTTTTCTGCGGGAATTTACCTGTGACCGTCCTGACCTGTTTAAACGCAGCCCCGTAAACCGGCATGCGGTACTGAAAGAAATGGCCGGAGACCCGGAATTACAGAAATGGCGGGAAAAATATCTGGATATTTACCCGCAGGACACTGTTCCGGTCAGCCGGGCAGCACCGGTGGCGCGGGAATGGCGGGAAATTCCCCGCACGGAGCCTGACCCGGAAACCACCCCGGATAACAGTTACCGCAATTATCTGTAATTAAAAAACGACACCCGAAAAATTAAATGTGCGTATTCGCGCAGGGATACGCACGTCTTCAGGAGACGCAGATATGCCTTATCAGTTAATGCAACCGGCACGGAATGCAGTCATCTGTCACAGGGAGGAAAACAAATGAAAACACCCTTACCGCCCGTCTTACGCGCTGCCCTTTACCGTCGCGCTGTCGCCTGTGCCTGGCTGACCGTGTGCGAACGTCAGCACCGCTACCCGCATCTCACCCTTGAGTCACTGGAGGCGGCCATCGCCGCTGAGCTGGAAGGCTTTTATCTGCGCCAGCACGGTGAGGAAAAAGGGCGTCAGATAGCCTGTGCCCTGCTGGAAGATTTAATGGAATCCGGCCCCCTGAAGGCCGCGCCGTCGCTGTCCTTTCTCGGGCTGGTTGTGATGGATGAACTCTGTGCCCGTCACATAAAAGCGCCGGTACTGCACTGAAGGAGAACAACACCATGAAAATGAACGTAACCGCCACCGTCAGCCATGCACTCGGCCACTGGCCGCGTATTCTCCCGGCGCTGGGGATTCAGGTGCTGAAGAACCGTCATCAGCCCTGTCCGGTCTGTGGCGGGAGTGACCGCTTCCGTTTTGATGACAGGGAGGGGCGCGGCACCTGGTACTGCAATCAGTGCGGTGCCGGTGACGGCCTGAAACTGGTTGAAAAGGTGTTTGGTGTTTCCCCGTCCGATGCGGCCGCAAAGGTGGCTGCCGTGACCGGCAGCCTGCCCCCGGCTGACCCGGCAGTGACGGCTGCCGCCGGTGCTGAAACAGACGCTGCCCGGAAGAACGCCGCCGCACTGGCACAAACCCTGATGGCGAAAACCCGTCCCGGAACCGGTAACGCCTACCTGACCCGCAAGGGCTTTCCCGGCCGGGAATGCCGGATGCTGACCGGCACACACAGAGCCGGTGGCGTGAGCTGGCGCGCCGGTGACCTTGTGGTGCCACTGTATGACGACAGCGGCGAACTGGTTAACCTTCAGTTAATCAGTGCTGACGGCCGTAAGCGCACCCTGAAAGGCGGGCAGGTCAGGGGCACCTGTCACATCCTTGAAGGACAGAATCAGGCCGGAAAACGTCTGTGGATAGCGGAGGGATACGCGACCGCACTTACCGTGCATCACCTGACCGGTGAAACGGTGATGGTGGCGCTTTCTTCCGTGAATCTCCTTTCTCTGGCCAGCCTTGCCCGGCAGAAGCATCCGGCCTGTCAGATTGTCCTTGCTGCTGACCGTGACCTCAGCGGTGACGGCCAGAAAAAAGCCGCCGCAGCCGCAGATGCGTGTGAAGGTGTTGTTGCCCTGCCGCCGGTCTTCGGTGACTGGAATGATGCCTTCACGCAGTACGGCGGGGAAGCCACCCGTAAGGCCATTTATGATGCCATCCGGCCCCCGGCTGAAAGCCCGTTCGACACCATGAGCGAAGCGGAGTTTTCCGCCATGAGTACCAGCGAAAAGGCCATGCGTATCTATGAGCATTACGGCGAGGCGCTCGCGGTCGATGCCAACGGCCAGCTTCTGTCCCGCTATGAAAATGGTGTCTGGAAGGTGCTGCCGCCACAGGACTTTGCCCGGGATGTGGCCGGGCTGTTTCAGCGTCTGCGCGCGCCGTTCTCCTCCGGGAAGGTGGCCTCCGTGGTGGACACCCTGAAGCTGATTATTCCGCAGCAGGAAGCCCCCTCCCGCCGCCTGATTGGCTTTCGTAACGGCGTGCTCGACACGCAGAACGGCACGTTCCACCCGCACAGTCCGTCACACTGGATGCGCACCCTGTGCGATGTGGATTTCACCCCGCCGGTGGAAGGGGAAACGCTGGAAACCCACGCCCCCGCGTTCTGGCGCTGGCTTGACCGTGCCGCCGGTGGCCGTGCGGAAAAACGCGACGTGATTCTGGCCGCACTGTTTATGGTGCTGGCAAACCGCTATGACTGGCAGCTCTTTCTGGAGGTGACCGGTCCCGGCGGCAGCGGCAAAAGTATCATGGCCGAAATAGCCACCCTGCTGGCCGGGGAGGATAACGCCACGTCGGCCACCATTGAGACGCTGGAATCCCCGCGTGAACGTGCCGCGTTAACTGGCTTCTCACTGATACGCCTGCCGGACCAGGAAAAATGGAGCGGCGACGGAGCCGGACTCAAGGCCATCACCGGCGGCGATGCGGTGTCCGTTGACCCGAAATACCGGGATGCGTACTCCACGCACATCCCGGCGGTGATTCTGGCCGTGAACAATAACCCGATGCGCTTCACCGACCGCAGCGGCGGCGTGTCACGCCGGCGGGTGATTATTCACTTCCCGGAACAGATAGCCCCGCAGGAGCGCGACCCGCAGCTTAAGGACAAAATCACCCGCGAGCTGGCGGTCATCGTGCGTCACCTGATGCAGAAGTTCAGCGACCCGATGCTCGCCCGGTCACTGCTTCAGTCCCAGCAGAACTCAGACGAGGCGCTGAACATCAAACGGGATGCCGACCCGACGTTTGATTTTATCGGCTATCTGGAAACCCTGCCGCAGACCAGCGGCATGTATATGGGGAACGCCAGTATCATCCCGCGTAATTACCGTAAATACCTCTATCACGCCTATCTGGCCTACATGGAGGCAAACGGCTACCGGAATGTACTCAGTCTGAAAATGTTCGGGCTGGGGCTGCCGGTGATGCTGAAGGAATACGGGCTGAATTACGAGAAGCGCCATACCAAACAGGGGATACAGACCAACCTGACGCTGAAAGAGGAAAGCTACGGCGACTGGCTGCCAAAATGTGACGACCCTACAACAGCCTGACCCACCTGACCGGCATCTGCCGGTCTTTTTTTATCCAGATATCCCCCGAAGGTGAACAATCCACTGTTCACCCTTCACCGTATATTCACCCGTTATCACACTGAAATTAAAAGAGAAAAACGAAAGGTGAACAGTGTGAACAATCAAATCAAAAAAAACTTTTTTCTTCCTGAGTGATTTCAGTGCGGAGGATTAATCACCGGTATGAGTCACATCGGCAGAATGCCGGAGGTGAAGAATCGAATGTTCACCCTTCACCCATTATTCACCACCTATCACTCTGAAATAAAAGGAGAAAACAGAAAGGTGAACAGTGTGAACAGTTCTTTCGAAAAAAAATTTTTTATGTGGATAAAAGATGCACTGGTTTGGATCCGAGCTACGGATCCAAACTTACTGATTAAAAATGATTTAACTTTCCGATTTATTGATGGGCTGAAAATAGATTGGTCAGAAAAACAGTGGGGGCACAAAAGGGGGCATATTTCATTGTTGTGTTTTATTATTTGTTTTTTATCATTAACTTATTTTGATGTTTGAGTCCGGCCTTCGCACCAAGTTACTAAATTCCTTACAATACAGTTAGTTAGACGATTAAATCTGTCTCTTTTGCCTGTAAGAAATGCTCTGTTATGTCCCTTGAAAAAGCCGCTGTGGTTGATAGTGGTAATTGGGATGTTAACTCATAGCGGCGTGTCGTTCCAAGCGTCAAACACGTACTGACTCAACTTGAAAGCTATGACGTAGCCACCGTCTCTAAACAATCCCAAAACTTTTAGTGCAGCGCATTTTAGCCCGATGCCCCCATTCTGTCGCCGTCGCGAGACGCCGCAGGGGATAAACAGGTTTATGGTGGTCACGGTACTTGCAGACCATATGCAAGCTCTGCCAGCGGTTCGGCCTCGCTCCCCTTGGGTACATGGTCATCCTGATAAGCCTCACTAACTGACATAACCCTGATGAAGTCGCAAGAGGCTCCGCTTGTTGTCTTACCACCAACGGGGCTTTATGGATTCTATTGCTTAATATATGATTGTATCAAACTTAGACTGCATAATTTAAACGAACATAACAATCAGGCAGGGGAAGAATGATAAAGCCATTTTCTGTGAGGTATGGTCATGTTGACGTTAGAGAGCATGTCCAGCTGAATGATCTTAATTCTGATACACGCATGGCATTGTGGAATTGCTTATATCTTTTCCTTTGGACTAACAATCGTCAAACTGCTACAGCAACAAAATGTGCGCAGTCTGTGTGGATATATTATCTAAATCAACCTGCGGATAATATTCCTCGTTATGAAAGTGGATACAAAAGTGATAAGACGTTGCTGACTGCTATCCGAGATTATATATATGGGGAAGCATGGTATTTGGTATATGATTTAATTGAGTTCATCATTGAGAGAACTAATTCATATATTAATCTATCGAAGCATCTCAATTCCATCTTTAAAAAGCATGGCGTTGGTTATACCATAATAAATGGTTGTATTACTCCTATTTCAAATGATAACGAAATTGAAAGTGTTCAGAACGCAGTTGATAATGGCACTGATTCATCGCGTAGCCATTTCGAAAGGGCGTTACAACTAATGACGGATAGAGAGCAGCCAGACTACAGAAACTCGATTAAAGAGTCTATCTCTGCAATTGAATCTTTATGCAGGAAAATCACGGGCAATGATAAAGGAACCTTGGGGGCTTGTCTTAAAGCTATAGAGGAAAAAGGATATATACACTCTGCAATGAAAGGCGCTTTTAGTCAGCTCTATGGTTATACAAGTGATCAGGGTGGAATACGTCATGCGCTAACAGAAGAAGATGTAAATCCTACCTTAGCTGAAGCTAAATTTATGTTAGTCACTTGCAGTGCGTTCAGTAATTATCTGTTGTCAAAAATAAGTGATTAATTACAGGTTTATAGTTACGAGTGGGTTAGTTACCCACTCCCTTTAAAATTATTCACCAGACTCTAATCTTTTTTCTCTTTTCTCATCTCTCCTTTTTATTGCCAAATCGTGTTGCTCTTGCAGATACGTGCGTTCTTCGTTTCTATCGCTTGAAGTATATACGTCTGCTTTTACTTTTTTAGCTCCTTGTGCAATAGGTTTCCAATCCTCTCTTATACCTTTAATTTGTTCTGCAATTTGCGTCAATGGGCTTCTCGCTCCTAGATAACTTATTCCTTCAAATGTCGCCATGTCATACACATATTCATTTGTTTCTCTATCGTTTGATTTAGGTTTGCTTGCCCAGCTTATATTAATATTATAAATTTGATCTTTGATTTGTTCATACTTACAGAGATTGCTGGTAAGTGATTGCCCATTTTTTAACACGCTTACCTTACTAAACGGAATCTCACTTTTTTCTCTATGCTCCGCATTTACTAGTGGAGGATCAAACACAACCTCAACATTATAGGCAGGTGCGTTCCCTGTATTAGCAATGTTAATATCAAAGTAAAAAGCGGCCCAAGGGTTTGGCTCAAGTGTTACAACTATATGGGGTTGAGCTGAACCGCCCCGGGAATCCTGGAGACTAAACTTCCTGAGAAAGAGGTAAACAGGATGACTAAAAATACTCGTTTTTCCCCCGAAGTCCGTCAACGGGCAGTCCGTATGGTTCTGGAAAGTCAGAGCGAATATGACTCACAATGGGCGACAATTTGTTCCATTGCTCCAAAGATTGGCTGTACGCCGGAGACTCTGCGTGTCTGGGTTCGCCAGCATGAGCGGGATACCGGGGGCGGTGATGGAGGGCTCACCACCGCTGAACGTCAGCGTCTGAAAGAGCTGGAACGTGAAAATCGTGAACTGCGCCGCAGTAACGATATCCTTCGCCAGGCTTCCGCTTATTTTGCGAAGGCGGAGTTCGACCGCCTCTGGAAAAAATGATGCCACTGCTGGATAAGCTGCGTGAGCAGTACGGGGTCGGACCGCTATGCAGCGAACTGCATATTGCCCCGTCAACGTATTACCACTGTCAGCAACAGCGACATCATCCGGATAAACGCAGTGCCCGTGCGCAGCGCGATGACTGGCTGAAGAAAGAGATACAGCGCGTATACGATGAAAATCACAAGGTATACGGTGTGCGTAAAGTCTGGCGTCAGTTGTTACGGGAAGGTATCAGAGTGGCCAGATGCACTGTGGCACGTCTCATGGCGGTTATGGGACTTGCCGGTGTTCTCCGGGGTAAAAAGGTCCGTACGACCATCAGCCGGAAAGCCGTTGCCGCAGGCGACCGCGTAAACCGTCAGTTCGTGGCAGAACGACCTGACCAGCTGTGGGTGGCTGATTTTACTTACGGTGTGCCCGGAGTTCAGGGCGGGCATGGATGCTTAAATGAACCGCGAGTCTGTCTGGAATATTGA